GTCAATTAATTACCACGCCATTAGGCAAAATGTATCCTCACGAAGTTCAAGCTAATCTATTAAAGACATTAATTGATGGTACTACTATTAAGCGTCCGGATTATTTTCCTTTTGCTGAGCTAACCATTCTTCTAATTCTCGGTCTTCTGATTCTCGCTCTAGTGAGATGGGCGAACGTTTTGAGTTCTGGAATTGTATCCGTCTTGCTGATTGGCGGCGTCGCTGTAGCTTCTTGGCAAATCTTCTTTTCTTCATACTTGCTTTTTGATCCTACTTGGATTATAATATCCTTAGTATTAGTATTTAGTCATGCTTCATTTGTCCAGTTCTATACTAACTTTAAATTAAGACAACAAATAAAGAAACAGTTTGAAACTTATTTGGATCCAAGACAAGTAGCCTTGTTACAGAAGAATCCAGAGTTATTAAAGTTAGGTGGTGAAAGAAGAGAGATGACTTTCCTTTTTATGGACATATGCGGGTTCACTCCCATATCAGAGCATTATAAAAATAATGACGATCCAGAAGGACTAGTAGAATTAGTAAATGAGTTCTTAAATAGAATGACTAATATTATTTTAAAGAATGGTGGTACAATCGACAAATATATGGGCGACTGTATCATGGCATTTTGGAACGCACCATTAGAGTGTGAGAACCACGCAGAGATGGCTATTAAATCTGCAATTGAAATTGAGGAAGAAATAAATGAGCTTAAAGGAATCTACAAAAGCCGTAATTTGCCTGACATTAATGTTGGCACTGGTGTTAACACCGGGACTTGTATTGTTGGTAACATGGGTAGTGAATCCAGATTTGACTATTCGGTTATTGGAGATGCAGTCAACCTTGCCGCTAGGTTAGAAGCAACTGCAGGTAGAGGAGAATACTTGGATCATAAAACCATTTATTCAAGAGCTACTATGGAACAATTACCTGAAGGATATTTGAATACTGAAATTGGTACAATAAAGGTTAAAGGTAAAGAAGAAGAGATAAGAATATATAGTCCTACAAAAATAGGTTGACATGAGATGTACTTTTCTATATAATAATATAGTACATCGGGAGAAAAGAATGTATAATAGAGAACAAGTTAGAAAACAATTAGAGATAGATGAAGGAAGAGTTGAAGAGGTTTATTTAGATAGTCTCGGATTACCTACTTTTGGAATTGGTCATCTAATTAAAGAAAGCGACCCAGAATATGGAATGCCAGTAGGCGCAAAGATTCCATCAGAAAGGGTTGACGAACAATTTGATGAAGACTTTGAACATCATGTAGAAGAGTGTTTAGAATTATTCGGTGAAGAATTTAGTGACTATCATGATGAAGTACAAGAAGTACTTATTAATATGATGTTTAATATGGGTCGAACAAGACTCTCAAAGTTTCGTAATTTCATTACAGCATTACAGATGGATGATTTTAATGAAGCTGCAGATCAAATGGTTGATTCTAGGTGGTACGGTCAAGTCGGCAATCGTTCCAAAAGACTAGAACAGCGAATAAGAGACCTTGGCTAAGAAAGTACCCGCTACCGATTTATCAGATAATATTTTATCTGTTAAAGAATTTTCTGCGCTAATAGAAAAGAGGGTACAACAATTAAATTGTGATTATTTAGAAGCGCTAATGATTTATGCCGAAGAAAATGGTGTCGAAGTTGAGACCATTGGATCATTAGTAAAAAATTCACATACTCTTAAAGCTAAATTAGCAGCTGAGAGTGAAGGTAAGTTACTACTTAAAGCAGGTAGTTCAAGAAAATTACCTATATGATAATGTATGCACAAACTATTTCGAAATTATTTCAGTGATCAAGATCTAATACTATTTGAACAACCAAGAGAATATATTCAGCAAGCCGCTATATCAAAAGGACAAGCAGCGTCATATGATACTAGCAGAATAGCTGAAGCAAAAGTATTTGATCCTTACAGAGATTTGCCAATAGAACTTTTAGATAAAGTTCATGATGCAGTTATGGATACTAAAGATTATGATAGTGGTTATGAGTTTTTAGAACCATGGTCAGTTCAGACGTATCATGATTATCAAGGTGGTAAATTTGATTGGCATATAGATCGATTAAATTATTATATGGGTCGTAGTGATGATCCTGAAAAAGATTATCTAAAGAATATAGCACCACAAAGAGAGATGTCTATATCTGTCGGATTAAATGATAGAGAAGAATATGAAGGTGGACAATTTATTCTTGATGTTGGTGATGGTAAAAAAACACCAGTAGATTTAGATAGAGGTGATATGGTTATTTTTGATTCAGACACATATCATGGTGTCGAGCCTGTCACTAAAGGAACAAGAGAAGCATTAATTATTTGGTTAGTGCATAGAGACAAATTTATAGAATGGAAAGAGGAAGTGAATGAATCAGAACATACAGACTTATTCCCTGAGGGGATCAATAAACATTATGAGTCCATTTGAAGTATATCAAAAGTATATAGCATTAAAGAATCATTTTACCACTAGCTATGATTATCATAAGTATAATGGTAAAGTGAAAGTTAATGAAACTTCATATGAGACAAGAAGAGACAAATACTTTTTTATGAAGTTGGCTAAGAAAAAAGATATTGAGAATTATCTATTAGCTCAGTTTGTAGAAGGTGGTAAAGATTTCTATGTCGGGAATATAAATGCTTCGCAGCCCGATGACGTTTACATGAGTTGGAAAAAGAGACAAGAAAGTCTTACATATAGATTTAAAGATGATCTCAGTAAACTAGAAGAAGATTTTGATAGCAATTTTGAGGTGCCTAAGTTTGGTCATCCAACTTTATTTAGATTATTTCTACGTAAAGATATTTGCATCGAAACAATGATTATACTAGACATGCTAGTCGGTTATTTTCAACATTGGCAAAAAGAATTGAAAAATGACTTGCTTTGGCAAGAACAATATGGTATAATTATTAATTATAGACCGTTTCTCAGTATCAATACTGATAAATATAAGTCTATAACATTAGATTATTTTAATAAGTGAATAAAACGTAATACATCGTATAATACAACGCAACATAAGGAGTAAATATGTCGTTTTCTAATATGAAGAAAAGCTCGAGTGACGAGCTCAATAAACTCACATCCGCAATGGAGAAACTTAATTCTCCTACACAGAAAAGAGGTCCTGATGACCGTTTCTGGAAACCCGAAGTAGATAAAGCTGGTAATGGTTATGCCGTTATTAGATTCTTGCCTGCTTCCGATGGTGAAGATGTACCATTTGTAAGAGTTTGGGATCATGGATTCCAAGGTCCTACTGGACAATGGTTCATTGAGAAATCCCTAACAACACTTGGACAAAAATGTCCTATTTCAGAGTATAATAATATGCTTTGGAATTCAGGTGTTGAATCAAACAAAGACTTAGTACGTAAGTACAAAAGACGTCTTAGTTTTTATTCTAACATCTACGTTGTCAGTGATCCTAGTAATCCTGATAACGAAGGTAAAGTATTCTTGTATAAGTATGGTAAAAAGATATTTGAGAAATTGAATGATCTTATGAATCCATCTTTTCAAGATGAAACTCCTGTAAACCCATTTGATCTATGGACTGGTGCTAACTTTAAGTTAAAAATCAGAAACGTTGAAGGTTACAGGAATTATGATAAGTCTGAGTTCGATGCAACTACGGCTCTCTTAGATGATGATGAAAAGCTTGAAGCCGTTTGGAATAGTCAGTATAAACTTTCAGAGTTTACCGATCCAAGCAACTTTAAATCATATGATGAGTTGAAGACTAAACTGTATAGAGTTCTAGCTCTTGATGCAGGAAGTCCTACAGAGTCTTATGCTGCACCTACTAATACAGTAGCAGCTCAGCAAGCTACTATCCCATCAGCTGCAACGGTTGAAGAACCAACAGCATCTGCAGAAGATAGTACTGAAGATGATGAAACATTATCATTCTTCAAAAAATTAGCTGCTGACCAGTAAGTTAATTAAACGACCCGGTGAAAACGTAGGGACATAGATAGAGTTGATTGGCGTCCTTCCGCTCGGATAAAGTTAGGAAAATTTTCACAGATAACTAACAGAGTAAATTGCCACTAAGCCTCAACTGCAGTTGGGGCTTTTTTATTGCCCGACTTTCATGCCTGAAGAAACAGGCGCTATTGATGCAACAGTAGTCATTGCTTGATTGTGATTAATTTGAACACCAGTAGAGCTCATTGATGTATTATTATTAGTTGGGTTCATAAAGCCTTGAGTATAGCCCATACGAGACATCACACTCATTAGGTCTAATTTTTGTCTTTCTAATACTGAATTTTGATATGTACTAAAATCTTCCATAGTCATGTTTCCTGATGCAACTCTAAATCCTGCTAATCTATCTGATGCTAATTCCCAATCAACTTTTGGACTAGCTAAACCTTCAATGTTTGTTACAAAAGGATTCCATTTACCTGAACCCAGTATAGCTGCTTCCATGGTTGGTACAGAGTCTTTCAAGTCCTGTGCAAATTCTTTAAGATTAGTATCAATAGACCAATCACCCTCTTGGAAAAGCTTTAACTTTTCTCTAGTAATATCCATACCAGAATTAAGCTCACCTATATTCTCACCAGCTTCTAATAAAGCTGTAAAGCTCTCCATCATACCATCTTCTCCAGAAAGCCAATTATTAATACCGGTCCATAAGCCCATAAATGACTGTCCCCATTCATCAACTGCAAAACCAGTCATGGCATCGCCAACATTACTTAATATAACTTTTAAATCTGCTGAACGTTGCTTAACGTCTCTCATATCAGTAATTTGTAATAATCGTTCTACTGTATTTTTAATCTTTGTAACGTTATCTTCACCACCAGAATTATCCCACAAGGATCCTATACCACTTACGATATGACCCCATCCTACACTTGCCATAGAACCACCTATCGCGCTTATTGCTTTAGCTGTCTCTTCCCAATCTTCAGCTGAATTATGTGTAGTTAAATCTGTTGATAATAATGTTTCAACAGAATACTTTATAGCATCAGCATTAGTTTTATGACCGGCTTCACCACTTGACCAGTTAGCAGCATTTTCTACTAATCTGCCGACTCCTGCAATACCATCACCAATACCCCAAACGGACATAGCAGCACCAAGTGACATCATTACGCCTTCTAATTCACCCCAATCCTGACCATGCATTCTAGATATATCAGTTGATAATAATGTTTCTATATCGTGTTTGATGCCTTCAGAAGTTCTTCGACCATCGTCTCCCATGCTAGCTAAATTGTCGATACCTTCAGCAATACCAGCTACTCCTTTTCCAGCACCCCAGACAGCCATGGCTACTGACAGGCCTATCATTGTTCCTTCTAATTTGCCCCAGTTATCTCCACCTGCTCTCTGTAGACTTGTTGACAATAATGTTTCAATATCTTCTTTAATACCATCAGCAGTTCTTCTACCACCGAATGATTTATTTAAAGTCTCTATACCTTCAGCAGCATTAGCAGCAGTCTTTCCAACACCCCAAACGGCCATAGCGGCAGCAAGTGCTGTCATTATTAGTGGTAGACCTACTTGTAGTTTTGTCCATGTTGAGATGTCTGGAGCAATATCAATATTAGCTAATGCTTCAATATCATCTTTTATAGCTTGGGCTGCGGTCAAACCAGAACCCCATTTTACATTTACCTCTTCTATTGCATCAGCCGCAATGGTTGCAGTTTTACCAAAGGCTAAGAATAACGTACCTATTCCACCAGTGGTCATTATTGCAGTAGCTTCAGCTACTTCACCAGCATCAAGTTCATTAAGTTTTTTTACGAAGTCAACATAGTTTTGAGCAGCTTCTTCACCATCAAATTTTGACATAGCGTCCATAGCTAGCCAAATTCCACCACCGACACCTAAAGCACCAAGACCAACACCACCGGCTAATACTCCAGCACCACCCATAGCCATTCCAGCACCTCTTCCAATACCGCCAAACAATCCGCCTAGGCCTCCACCATCACCACCACCAGCTCCGCCGGCTCCACCGCCCTGTAAGTTGTCAGGGATTCCATCACCATCTTTATCACCAGATAGATTTACACTACCAGGTCCTGCGTTTTCATTTGCTTCAGTAAAGAATTTTGAGATAGGAGAAATAAATCCATTTAAATTCTCCAAGTGAGTAGTCATTATGACTAGTTGATTTAATATAGGCGATTTTTCACCTAACCAAGGTTCAAAGTCTGCAGCAAGGTCACTGCTAGCTCCTTCTGCTTTTAATGCTTCAGCAACAGACTTCATGTCTTCTGCTGTAATAAGGGTTTCAATTAATTTAATAAAATTAGAATTCAAACCACTTAGTTGTTTGTTTTGTTCTGCTATATGGCCAAAGACTTTTTGATTGCCTTTATACCATTTTTCAAAGACTGCTTCTGCATTAGCTAACTCGCCACTACCTTTTGGTAGTCCTGGCTTATTACCTGTGCCGTCTTTTCGTGGTCTGGCCATTTAACTGTTCCTTATTTCCCGCCGAATGCTTTGCCGGCTTCTGATATACCAAATGCACCAAGTGTAACAACTACAAATGATGTATAAATGGTATCAGATACTTTTAAGTCCATATCCCAAAATGCTGTAATTAAATCACACATTCCAAATACGACCATTAAAAAGAATGAGATGAATCCAATGATGGCTTTTTCATTTACATCATTATCATCTAAAAATAGATCCATAAACTTTCTTTCAGGTGGAGCTAATCTTTTTCTAGCTTCAGCTGCTTCATCCTTCATTTCTTTGATAGTATCTTCTGCATTATCGAGCTTGTCGATAAGCTTCATATACTTATCTAAATCTATTTCAACTTCATTCCTACTGTTATCATTATTTTCTGACATCCTATTTCCTCTTAACGTTTCTTCTGGGCCTCAGCCTGTTCTTTGAGATGATCCATTAACATCTCAACATATAGATCCCTTTCAAAAGGGAACATATTTTCAAGTTCAGTTACAGAATATTTATGATGTTGAACCATATTAAACATCAATTGGTAATAGTTGCCTAAATCACTATGACTTAGGCAGAGGTAAAAAAATCAAAAAGCCCTCTCAGGGTTTTTGTTTTCATCTCTCCATCAGCATCATATACTATGTCATGTTCTAAAGCAGGTTGATTTCCTAAGAATGCTTGTATATCTTGGAAATTCTGACTGCTTAATGATTCCACAAATTCTTTCTGTTCTTTTTCATCATAATCAGCGAAGATAAAAACTTCATCTTCATTAAAGACACTATCAATGCAAGTGCTAGCCATATCAAATAAAATGTCTAGTGGGGATTCTTCATTAACTTTTAAGTTACCATAATCACCAAAATTAGGATATTTTAATTTAACCGAATATTCACCATTTAATGTTAAAGTGTCTGAATAGTCTTCTGGAATTTTAATATCAACCTCATCCAGATTAACTTCTACGTCGTAATACTTTTGATCTGCTGGGTCTTCAGCTATTTCTTCTGATCTAAGTTTTACATTAATTATATTATTAACACTCATAGCTCTTAATCTTAAAAATATAAGATCAACTTCAAAACCTGGAAGTTTATCGATATCAACTTCGTTAATAATGCAATTTTCAATTACATTTCTAACTCCCTTTCCAACATCTTCTGCGGCTCCGGATTGCTGAGCAAACAATAATATTTTTTCTTCTTTGACCGTGTAAGGTCTCAACTCAACTTGTGTACCTGATACTGGCATTTTATATGTAGTAGTTGGTACATCAATTTTTGGTAATTTCATATTATACTCCTGTCATTATTTAAACATTACCCACCGAATAATTTCTTCCCACTGAATAGTGTTCTAGTATTATTCAATACATTAAGTGCATCACCAACATTATTTGGCTTTTTAATTGATTTAACAATTTCGTATGCACCTTTCATTTTCGAAATGAATTGTAATAAATTCATTCTTCCGCCTTCACTCTCTGCAATGGATTGACCATTGACTGCAGTTTCGACGCTATATGTTCTATATGTAAACTGTACTTGTATTTCAGATATTTCATCTGTTTGTCTCCAACCTAAGTTAAGATCACCCATAACTTGTGGATAGACATCTTGTAAGTGATAATTAATCACTCCACCTTTTAATTTCTCATTTTTACTAGCTTTTGCAGCTGAAGCTTTATCAGCCGCTTCTTTAGCAAATGTAGAAGGTTTTATCGTAATATCTCCCTTCTTTTTTTCCTTGCCCATTTCAATTGCTCTATTTTGTTGAGCTGTTCCTTTATCTTCAGCACCACCCACTTCACTGAATATAGTAATATCCATATCCATTACGTAATCATCATAATAGCCTACTTCACCAAAATGCCCGAAGCTATCAGGTTTACCTTCTAATCCATGGATGTTATGTTCATTTTTACGTATATCTGTAGATATACATGTAGTCAACCAATCATGCAAGAATTGTTGTGTTGCACCATCACCATCACACATAAAGGTAACTGCAGTCATAGGAAATATAGCACCACGCACTCTCCTTTCAATAGGACCAAATCCCTGTCTTTGAATTTCTTGTATGTCTAATGTTAAACCTGGAATGTTAACTGCGCTAGCTAAAAAAGATATTTGTTTTAATTGAATATCATTTTTATATTTTACACCAGTCTGTTTTGGTGAAAGAGTAATCATAAAGATATCCGGCCTTAAAAAGCCTTGCTTTGAAAACTGAGATTTAAAATCTGATATATTGAAGCCTGCCATTTGATCCTACATAAATTTTTCTTTTGATTCTGCCCACACTCTATTTCTATTAGCGCCAACAAATCTATCTAAAGGTAATAATACTACCATATCCCATTCAGCTGGGTGTATTTTAATAAACCTAGATTGTACTTGATTATTTATGTAACGTTTAACAGCTGCCTTCTCATAGTCACGACCAGATGTTGCTTGATTGAGTCGTTTATATGTTGCATTTACTAAATGATTATTAGGATCCAAAAAATCATCATTCTTCATAAATTGATACATTCTGTCTAATAACATTATTCTATGTTCAGGCCTTAAGTAATGAAAATTAATACCTTCAAACCACGTTTGTTTAATTTTAGTTATCATCACTAAAGGAAAACGATCATAATAAGGTAATTTTCTATCATGCTTTTCACCAATTCCAACATCCTGTGGATGATACCTAAAAAGATACATGTCACCAGGTCTCCATAGATTTGCTCTTACATTAGCTCCTGGTCGCCTCATTAAACGGTCTGGTCTAATGTCTCTTAGTTTTTGAGCATTCTTTCGAAACCATTCTCTTGAAGCTTCACTATCTCCAGGTTTAAATCCCTCTTCTATACCTCGTTGTACAATATTAGAAAATAAAAATCGTTTATCGTTATTAGCCATTTTGTACCTTAAAAAGTTTTTCTATTATAATTGCCATAGGATCCCACTCATACCATTTGTTATCTATATTAGTATTGTATGCGCTAGGTTTATGATGATGATTGTTATGCATGCCTTCACCCAATGTTAATATATGCGCTATATGATTGTTATAACTTATATCGTTTGTAGATCTAGTTTGATAGCCAAACTGATGTACAATTGTATTTAATAATCCGGACATTATATTACTTATACCTACCGGTAAAACATAGCCATATAACAGCCATACAGGCGATATAAGCGCAAGTATGATGCAATACACTATAATGGTATGCCAATAATAATTATGGAAAAATATCGCAGGTTTTGAGCGCATTAAATCTCTTATTATGCTGCTCTTAGCTATCTTATTAAAATCTAAATTAGCAAAGAATGCATTAAAGAAACCTACATGATGAGGTGCTTGTGGATCGTCTTTAGTATCAGAATGTTTGTGATGAGTTCTATGCATAGCTGAATAATGTATAGGAGATCCTGTCGTGCTTAGTGTGGCGATTAAACCTAAGAACCATTCTCTTTTTGGTCCTGTCTCAAAGCTTCTATGAGAAAAATATCTATGCTGTGCTATATGTTGCCCGCCTTTAGCTATTATAAGAGTTAACAATACAGCTATAGCGATTGTAGTATTTGATTCGTTAGATAATAATAAGCATGTAGGTATTAAACCAATAAGGCATAGAAATCTTACAGATCTAATTAATAGTGCACTATGAAATCGCTTACCCATATGTTATACCTAAATCCTTTTCGGTCATTAATTTAAAGTCCCATCCCCGGTCTTTACAATATTCTGTTGCTGCTTTCCACTTAGCTTCATTAATGCCCCAACGCCTGACCTCTGTAATATATTTCTTAGTTGGTTTTTTCCCTGTAGCTAACATTTTAGGTGGTTTACAATACTCAGAAGGTTTAACTTCTATAATAGTTTCTTTAATTTTCCCATTAATTTTTCTCTTTACGTAAAAGTCTGGAAAATATCGATGATTACGTCCATCAATAGGACTTCTATAAGGTATTATCACCTCTTCTGATGCCCATGATATAACATCCGGATGAGAATCTAAATAAATCATTAGCTTGCACTCCCATAAGGAACGATAAATAATATTAGTTGGGTTACCTAAATACTTATATCCATTTTTAGGTTTAAATTTACCTTTATAACTCATAATAAATATTTATGCAAGAGGATTACAATGGCAGGAATGAGACATAAATTTGTCCCAGTAGCGGATAAACTACGAAAAGAGAAAGAGGGACAAGAAGCAAGAGCATTACAATTTCCAGAAGACCTGGCGGTCCATGCAATGCTAATTGATTTCAAAGAATATAAATGGAGTGGGGTTGGGGTTGAACAAACTACTAAATCATCATTAGCATTACCACCCCCAAGAGAGTTTAGAGAAGATTATAGAGTTAATTGGGCGAACCAAGAATTAGGACCAATAATGGGACAGTCTCTTGAAGAGATAATGACCGTTGTTGATAATTGGGATCCAAACCAAGGGACTGGAGCTAACCTTAAAGATGCATTCAATACCACAGTTGGTAAATTTAATCCTGAAGCTGAAGGTGGTGTCTGGGCCCAAGCAGGACAAAAAGCTGCTGGCGCAGGCGCAGCAGGTCTATTAGCTAAATCAAAAGCATTAAGAGCAATTGGTGTAGCAGGTCTTGTTTCAGCAGTCGCCGGCGATGAAGTTGAATCTGCAATATCAGCAGGTTCAGGCGTAGCAGTTAACCCAGTAGAAGCAGCTATATTTAAAGGAGTACCATTAAGGTCACATAATTTCTCATGGCGATTGTCTCCAAGAAATCAAAAAGAAGAAACTGCTTTAAGAGAAATAATACATACTATAAAACTTCATATGCATCCAGAATTTTCTGGATTTGGCGAAGGTGGTAATTTTGGTTTTTCATATCCAGATGTTGCCCATATAACATATGAAGGATCAACAATGGAAAATCCCCCAAGATTTAAACCAGCAGTTATACAAGACTTTAAAGTAGATTATTCAGAAGGCGGATCTCCTGCATTTTATAAGAAGACAGGTAATCCAGTTACATACAATTTAAGTATGCAATTAATGGAAATAGACATTATTACCAGAGACGATTGGAAAGAGTAACATATGAAATTTTTTGAACAATTCCCAACAGTACAATATGATCAAATGACTGCTCGTAATATATTAAAGAAAGTAGTTATTAGTGATATTGTAAAAACAGAAGCTATGGCATTTCTTCCATATACTATTGTAGATGGTGATACTCCATGGCAAATTGCTGATATGTATTATGGATCTGCAGACAGAGTTTGGTTGGTGTATATGTCAAATGATATAGTGGATCCAATTTATGATTGGTATCTAGACACCAGACAATTTGAAGATTTCTTAAAAAAGAAATATGGATCCATAGCCTTAGCACAAAGTACAATTTTACATTATAAAGATATTAATAATCAATTACGTTCTAAAGACACATATACTTTTTATTCAGGGTCTCAAGATAAAACACAATGGACTAAAGTATATGCTTATGATTATGAAGATGATTTGAATGAAGCCAAGAGACATATAATGCTTTTAGATAGTAGATATGCTCAACAGGCTGAAAGAAACCTAAAGAGCATATTGAAAGATGGCTGATTCAACAATACAATTAGGTCATGGTGATATTGCTATTTCCATGATTAATGAGCAATTAGATAAAGTTGTAGACTTAACCAACACATTAGTTGCATGCGATGTTATTGAAAGTGTTGATAAAATGAGTATGCAAGCAACTTTAATAATTGAAGATTCAGAAGATCTTGTTGGTGGTTGGGGAATGACAGGATCAGAATTTATAACTATACAATGGAAATCCCCCGATCAAGAAATAGCAGCACCAGAAAGAGAACATACATTTCGTATAGCCGAACTTGCTAATATTCAACCAAATAGTGCCAATACAAAGAAAACAGTTCAAATGCAATTAGTATCTTTACTGCAATGGGAAAATGCATTTACTTCTATTAATATGGTTGTTGAAGAACCAATACACAAAGCAATTGAAAAAATATTTCAAAAATTAGTTGATGATGGTAAACAAAGAGGCTTAAAAGGTTTACCAGAACCGGTATTAGATCACTCACACAAGACTCAAGGCAAGGGCAGAATTGTAATACCTGGAATGAATCCTTTTGAGGCTATTGAATTATTAACAGCACGTGCAATTAATAATAGTGATATGGGCAAACAAGAACCAATGCAATATTATGCATTTTATGAAAATAAAGACGGGTTTCATTTTAGAAATATGCAAGCACAAATGATGTTAGCAGAATCTACTTTCAACTCTCAAAAAGCGAATTATAGATATGAATATAATCCAGTAACCTCTGCTCATGGTATGTCGGCTGCCTCGTCTGATGATAAGCAATTACACTTTAATCCAATATCTATAAAACAAATAAGACGTAGTAATATGTTTCAATTAGCACAAACTGGTGGATTAGGAAATATGATTACCAAAGTTGATTATCTCACAAAAAAAGTAGAACAAACTATGGAGATGCATGGACTATACAATTATTTTTATAATTTAAATCTTTCTGATGCATTTAAAGAACAATATTTAACCCAGAAACCAACTAATTCATATGAAAATCATATGGCGTATGTTGATGGTAGTAGTGATAGTGATAATATTGTGGAGAGTATGTCAAAGAAAACAGCTATGATGTCTTTGATGTATAATAATATGATGACTATGGATGTATATGGTAATAGTGCTTTAACAGCAGGAGAAGTTATATATCTACTAGTTAACCAAGCACATAATAATATGAATGAATTACATGTTGATGAATTTATGTCAGGGCAATTTTTAATTAAAGATGTAGTGCATAGATTAAGACCAGGTAACGTCTATAAAACAAGTGTTGTTCTTACTAGACCTGGTCACCCAGAAAAGAAAAATGAGGTGAATACATAATGCCAACAGACAATACAATTAATTATAATCAGTTCAAATGGCACTTCGGTGTTGTTGAGGATCGAGATGATCCATTAAAGCTTGGTCGTGTCAGAGTAAGATATCATGGCGTTCATTCAGCTAAGCTTGATGAAATGCCTGTTAATAAACTTCCATGGTCAACATTAATTAATGCGCCTAGTGCAGGACCGACGTCAGGAGTTGGTGGTCCGATAACTGGAATGGTTCCAGGAACATGGGTAGTTGGATTTTTTATTGATGAAGGTAATTATCAAAAGCCTTTTGTCTTAGGATCCATAGCAGGTATACCTACAGAAAATCCTGTAATGAGTGTTGATGGATTTAAAGATCCTAATTCAAAATTTCCTCGTAGACTTGATGATGTTGGAAGAAATACATTAAACGAATCAGATTTATCCAGACTAGCTCGTGGCGATATATCCGAAAAACACAGATCATTAATTAATAGAAGAAAATCAAGAATAACAGATATACCGACAGCACAAGCTGCTGCAACTGATGATAGTGTTGTTGATCACAGAGATAAATCAGACAGAGTTTCTGTAGAATGGGATGAACCACATGCAAGAGCTCATGGCGGCGATAAAGTAGGCAAAGCATACGAAAACAAATATCCATGGGTGCATGTTCAAGAATCTGAATCGGGTCATATCTTTGAAACAGATGATACACCTTCGCAAAAGAGATTAAACAAATATCATGCATCAGGAACTTTTGAAGAAATTGTAAATGATGGAACTAGAACAACTAAAGTAGTTGGTAAAGATTATGAAGTTGTATTGGAAGGTAAGAATGTTTATATAGAAGGTGGATGTAATGTTACCATAAAAGGTAATTCAAAAGTATTATTCCAAGGTGATTTAACTACTGAAGTAACTGGTAATGCGTATTATAATTATCGTAAAGATAAAATAGAAAGAATTGAAGGCAACCATTTACAAGAAGTTATGACAGATAAAAATGTATATGTCGGTGGCAATAATGCTATTCTAATTGGAGATGCAGATAATGCTAGCCCTGATTACGACGGTGGTCATAACATTACTGCAATAATAAAATCAACAACAGAAACTATTGGTGGTGCAAAAACAGAAACAGTAACGTTAGATGAAACTAAAACAAATTTATCTAAGTATACTAATATGATAACTGACAATGCAATAATAGCAGTAACAAAAGGAACTATAGATATTGGTGCTACAAATAATTCACTTAGATTAACAGCTAAGAAGATTATGAATTTAAAAGCAGAAGACAATCTAAATATTACAACTCTAAATAATCATAATATTGCAGTAACATCAAATATAGTTGCGCATGCTAATGGAAATATTGTAGAGACTGCTAATGGAACTTATAGTTCTACTATTGACGGTCAAGCAACAATGGCTTCACTGAATTTAGATATTAATAATGATGTGGATATAACAGGAACATCAACAGCAACAACAGATCATGTATCTGCAGGCAAGTCTGGAGCTACACATACTCATACAGACACTGAAGGCCTAGGTGCTGGAACAACATCGAGTCCGGATTAATGACTGATTGGATATTTAATAAATTAGCACCATACGCTCTAAAGTTTAGAGAATGGTCAAAAGGAAAAACATGGGTACAAATACCATTATGGATCCTTATACTATGGATGCTAGGATTTGCTAATCCATATTGGTGTGTTTATCCCGTATGCTGGATACCAGGAGTTAACTAATGGCATTTAAACATTTATACGAAGGTAATACATTCTCACTTCAAGTGGGTGGTCTATCTGTGTCCAATGCTAATGCCAATACAGTTCCTTCTAATAATTCATTAGTAGTTGGTAATTCAACCGTTAATACTGAAATTACTTCAACATCAATTAATACTGATGGTACTTTAACAGTAGCAGGCAATACATTAATATCAGGTAACTTAACAGTTCAAGGAACAACTACAACTGTTAATTCTGCTACCTTAGATGTTACGGATAAAAATATTACAGTTGCAAAAAGTGCAGCTGATAGTGCAGCAGCAGATGGTGCTGGATTAACTGTAGATGGAGCTTCAGCAACATTTAATTATTCACACAGTGGCACTAAGTGGACAATGAATAAACCATTAGATATTACTGGCACATTAACTGTAAGCGGTAATTCTACTTTAACTGGTAATGTTACAGCGTCTGATGATTTAGCTGTTTCCGGAGATGCTACTGTAACAGGTAATGTCACTGCAGCCGCAATAAAGAAAGATGGTGGAACATCATCTCAATTTTTAAAAGCAGATGGTAGTGTTGATACTTCTACTTATCTAACAGCATCAACTGGTAATTCGTTTGGTGGTGTTATGACTATAGTGACAGCATCTAATACTAATCTAGGTGCTAATACATCTGAAGATCATTTAATATTAGAATATGCGCATGCTGATTATTCTGGTGGAGAGGTAACTATAGCAGTTAATCATTCAAATGTTTCAGCAACTCCATATAAGAATGATACTTATGTTAGACAAATGTTAATTGTTGGCGGTTATGAATCCGATAGTGGAGCATCAGATGCAAATGCTAATAGTAAGATACAAGAAATTAAAACATTAAAATCACATGGCGATCTAATTTCTTCTATTACTGCTAATTCAGATAGTGGTAATGTAAGATTATATATCAATCAAACAAATGCAAACTCTTCAGTAAAAGTAGTTGCACAATTAATGGGGTGGTAATATGAGTTGTGGTAAGGGTGTAGGATTAGCTAAGTTTGGTAAGAAGATTGATGCAGCTAAAGATAAAGTAGGTAACTTAATCGAAGATGCAACAGAAGGATTAGGTGGTGCATTAGATTCTTTAAATTCAGAATTTGATGATTTAATGGGCGACATAGGTGGTGGCTTAAAAGAAATGTTGCCAACTATAGAGATGCCAGAAATACCTGGATTTAGTCTTGATGGTTTATCTTTACCTGAACTACCAATACCAAAAATGAGTTTGCAATTAGATATAATGTCTTTAGTCGGCAAACCAATTGGACCAGATACTATGGCAGCTTTTGCTGAATTAAAGAAAAAGTATGGTGATGTTCCTGGCGTTGATTTTGATAAATTACAAACAGACTTATTTTCTGGTAAAATTAATTTAGATAATCTTTGTAAACAGGTTCCTAATATAGAATGTGATAAAGATGGTAATGTAAAAGAAAAAGGTCAGCCGTCTACAGCAGCAGAAGGTCCACCACCAGAAGCTAATCCTTTAGCCAAAGCAGTAGATGCAACAGCAGGACAACTAGCTGTATTAGAATCTGCATCAGAAAAGATGGCAGCTAAGATAGATGGTGAGCTATTGGCAGAGTTAGAAGAAAAACAAGAAGAAATAACAAAAGAAGTTGATGAAGCAATCTCTTCACTTGGCTTTAAGTTAGTATCATAAATAAAATCATGGCAAATGCAAAAAGACAAGAAGTAGTTTATTCAGACATAAGAAGCGATGTGGCCTTTCATCCTGCTTCTAATGATATCTTATTAAACACAAATGAACTTGCCATACAGAATTCAATTAAGAACCTATTAATGACTAATAGGTATGAAAGACCATTTCAACCAGATATAGGATCTGATGTTCGAAAAATGTTATTTGAAAACTTCTCTATGATTACAGAAGCTAGAATAAGAAATGCTATAATAGAGACAATTGAAAATTATGAACCTAGATGTAATATTATTGATGTAATTGTTGTTGGTGATCCTGATAACAATAGTTTCGATGTTGAAATAACATTTAATGTGGTTAACAAAGAGAATCCCGTCTCCTTTGACGTGATATTAAGCAGGGCAAACTAATGGCAAGCGCAAATTCATCAACAAGAGTAGTCGATTTAGATTTCGATACTATTAAATCAAATTTAAAGACCTTCATGAAAGGTCAGTCAGCAATACGAGATTATGATTTTGAAGGATCTAATATTAATGTATTATTAGATGTATTATCATATAATACGTATTTAAATAATTTTTATCTTAATATGTTGTCTAATGAAATGTTCTTAGATACAGCATTAGAAAAAGATAGCGTTGTAGCACATGCAAAGGAATTAAATTATGTTCCAAGATCAGCTCATGGTGCAGTAGCATATATTAATATAACTATTAATCCTGATGATACACCAAATTCAATTACTATTCCTAAGTGGACAGAATTTCAAGCATCAGTTGATGGTCAATCATTAGTATTCAGTACACAAAATGAACATGTTATTAAACCTTCAACAGATGCTTCAACCAACACAACAGTGTATACAGTTGCAAATGTTGCGTTATATGAAGGAAGAACTATAGAAGAATTTGCTGTTGTAGATACATCCAATAATTATACATTTACAATAACAAATTCTAATGTAGATACTAGGCATCTTACATTAAAGGTTAGAGAAAGTGAAACAAGTACCGTTAATAGCACATGGACAAAAGCAGACACTCTATTTGGAGTAAATGCTTCTTCTAATGTTTTCTTTTTAGAACCAACTACTAATGATCAATTTAAAATAACATTTGGTGACGGCGTCTTTGGACAAAAACCATCACAAGGTCAAGTATTAGAAGTTCAATATAGAAATAGTAAAGCTGAAGCTGGTAACAATGCGAAGAAGTTTTCTTCAGCAGATACTATTCAAGGATATAGTTCAATTATATTAGAAACAGTAACAAATTCAACTGGTGGTAGAGTTGCTGAACCAATTGAAGATATTAAATTCAATGCTCCTAAAGCATTCCAGGTTCAAGAAAGAGCAGTTACAGCAGAAGATTATAAAATTATTATTCAAAGAGAATTTCCAGAAGTTAAAAATATATTAGCATTTGGTGGAGAAAATTTAACACCACCTAAATTTGGTAAAGTTATAGTGGCTGTTGATTTGGCAGATGCAGATGGTGTACCAGAAACTAAGAAGACAGCTATATCAGATTTCTTAAAGAAAAAATCCCCTGTGGGTATAGAAGCAGAGGTCGTAATACCTGACTTTACTTATATTGAATCTAATATAGATGTTTCATATAACATAACACAAACTAGTCAAGACCCTGAAAGTATAAAATCAAAAGCACAAACTGCATTAACTAATTGGGCAGGTATTAATATTAATTCATTTGATTCTATTTTTAGAAACTCAAAAGCTACTGCAGCTATTGATGCCGCTGATGATAGTATTATATCATCACAAATTGTTAATAGACCATTTAAAAAATTACAGCCAACAAACGTTGCCACTACTTGGAAATTAGAGGATAATAATGTATTAGATCCTGATGATAAGTTTATAGATGGTATAAGTAATAAGTTTTATAAACCAGCTATTGAGTCTTCTTTATTTACATATGACACAAGCTCTGATGCTATGTTTATTGATAATGGTGAAGGCGGTTTAATTATTGCTAAATTAACTGCAGCAGGTAATTATCAAGTTCTTAAAACTAATGTTGGTACAATAGATTATACAACAGGTATAATGAATATCAACTCTATAACTATAAGTACTTATGTTGGAACAGCATTAAAAATATATAGCCGATGTAAGAGTAAAGATATCAAAACTAAGAATGCTTCTATTCTTCAGTTAAATGCGGATGACTTAACATTTAATATTACGCAAGAAAGGTTATAAAGATGGCAAATCCTACGCCGGAGTATATTTCTCAACTAATTAAAGATCAGTTTCCAGAACATTATTTGTCAACTGGTCCTGAGTTAGTTGCGTTTGCCTTGGCGTATTATGAGTGGTTAGAAGAGACCGGTCAACACACTAAAGTCCTAAGACAATTAAGATCAAACAGAGATATTGATAATACTGTTTCTGATTTTATTATTCATTTTAAAAAGACATTCTTATCCGGAACACAATTTAATACAGTTGTTGATGAACGCTTTATGTTGAAACATATAAGTGATGTTTATCAATCTAAAGGATCTGTTCGTTCTGTTGAATTACTTTTACAAATGTTTTATGGTCAAGAGGTTGAAGTATTTCTTCCGTCAACTCGTGTAACTTATCCATCAGACTCAGAATTTAAACAACCAATATATTTAGAACTTTCAGGTTCAGATAGAACAAAAGATTTTGTTGGTAAAACTGTTAGAGGATCCAAATCAGATGCTACAGCTTTTGTAGAAAGTGTAGTCACTAAACTAGTTAATAAAAAACAAATTACTGTTGCTTATATGTCAAGTGTTATAGGCAACTTTGTAACTGATGAATATATTACCGATGATGGAACACTACTTAATGCTCCAGTTATTGTGGGATCCTTATCTGGTGTTACTATTACTAATGGCGGCCAAAATTTTGCAATTGGAGATCAATTCGATATTATATCTTCAGTAGGTAAAGGTGGTAAAGCAAAAATTACAGGAACAACAGATGCCACTGGTAAAGTTAATTTTCTTTTAGCTAATGGTGGTTATGGATATACAACATCAAATGCTTATACTAGATCATTATCTTCTAACGCTACTATTGAATTAGCTAATATAACTAATGCTAATACTGAAAGAACAGACTTTTTTTTATTCGAACCAGTAGAACAAGATTTAAAAACAATAACATATACATCTGCAGGATCTAATGCTAACTTTCAAACATTAGCTAATACTACTACTTTAATTTCTGGTGCTAATTCAGCACACAATGTCGTAGCTACAGGTTATGCACATAAATCAACTGCACAAACATTAATCATACAAACAGTATCAGGAGCATTTGCTTCAGCAGATTATCTTTTTATTGGTGCTAATACTGTTAATGCACAAATAGATACACTAACAGATTCAACCGCTAATGGAGAATTAATAGCTCAGAATTCTACTCATATAGGTCTTAATGCAAATAATAAAGCATTTTATTCTGGAGCTAAAGCATTTGTTGTAGGCCGAAATAGTAATACTTACGCAAACGTAGCTAATGTCGCAGTAGGATCTGGAGCTGATTATGAAGTCGGTTCATTAGCTACACAAGAAGCACTAACACTCTTTACTGATATTATAGGTGCTAATAATACATCAACTTCACCCAAACCATTCGCGAATGTTTATACTAATGCAAGTAATTCAGGTATTGGGTTTGTAGACTCAATTGTAATAGATACACAAGTAACATTTAATGGTAGAGCTAATACTGTAACACCATATGCAGCTAATGGTAAATTTGCAAACACACAAAATGTATTCGAAGCAAATGTATATGTAGATAGAATTTCAATTCATAAGGGTGGTACAGGTTATTCAAATAGTGATACAGTTTCATTTAGTGGTGCTACAGCAGCAACTAACGCAGTAGCAACTGTAGTAACATGGGCTAATGGTACTATTAGAGATATTCCATTATCTAATAATGGTATTAGTTATAAAAAACAACCAGCAATTGCAGTATCAACATCATCTGGTAGTGGTGCTAATCTATATTCTATAATGGGAGCTCAAAAAGTCGGAGCTACAGCTACAATTAAATCTACTAATACTACTGTAATGATATTACGTAATGTAGCTAATGGTTCTTTTACTGCAGGAGACATTATTACAAATGAAGGTGTAAATGCATTTGCTAATAGCACAGCTGTAGCGACTGCTAATGGAACAGGTTATATTGGATCTGATACAATAGCTGTTTCAGGTAATGCAACAGCAACATTTGCTGTTAATGGATCTGGTGCTTTAACATCGATTACAGTTTCTGATCCCGGATCTGGTTATTCTGCTAATGCTACAGGAACTATGAGCACATCATCAGGTAGTGGTCTTTCGTTCTCTGTTAATATGGATTTTGGATATGGATTCCAAAAATCATCAGCTGCAGACTTAACAACAATATTATATAATGCATTAACATTCTCAAGTTTTACAATTGGTGAAATAGC